ATTCTCTTTTATCAATACCAACTCTGTATCTTTGATTGGATGCTTCATATTCATATATCACACACCACTCTGCTTGACCAGGAGATGTTGTTGAGCGAATACCTCCTGTATTTATTTTGACCGTATCCAAATCACTTGTCATATCAACTCTACCTAATCCATTTAGAGTTCTATTAGTATTTGTAGTTGGTAGGTATTGATTGTTTGATTGTGCCAATAATGTTGTAGCAAATTTAGTTTCATCTATATTAGTTCCAAAATCAAAATTGAATTGTGCTCGTAGAGTTTCACCATTTGTATGTGTTACCGAATTGGTGTAAAACTCCGTAAATATTGCATCATCAGGATTAGTCCAAGTTCCATATTCAATTACATACGGATTTGAAAAATGGTTAGGTAAATCGTTCCATTGAGAACCATTCCATTTAGTTACTGCGTAATCTTCGTTACCACTATTGTTTGGTTCACCAGGTGCCCAGTTATTGTATTGACCTGGTATGTTTCCGTTTGTTTGTCCGTTGTTGATTTTAATTAGAGTTCCTTTTTCAGGACCAGCATCAATTGTCCATCTCGCTTCCTCTACTTCATCCGTTAATGCAAACCAAATATTTGATTGAGGAACATTGTTGAAAATAAAAGCATCTTCATCTGCCGAAGTGATTGTTACTAGATAACCCGTCTGCCCTTTGAATGTTGTATTTAATGCTGCTGCTCTTGCGTTTGTATAAGTTGCTCCTTGTGATATTGGTCTATAAAAGTGTCCGTTTACACCATTATAGAAAAATCCAGTTGGGTTTACAGTTGCTGCCACTGATAATTGAACATTACCTCTTATCGAACCCGTATTTACTTTTAGAGATGTTAATGCTGTATTGATATTAGCCATCGTTCCCGTTACCACCAAACGAGTTTTATTACCGCTTAAAGTAAATCCACTTGCTGCGGTTAACCCCGTTGTTGTAGTTAGGTTAAATGTTGTACCCGATGGTGGATTAACTAAACTGATTGATGCTAATAAAGTTGATGTAGAAGTAAATCCACTTAAACTAAATCCACTACCATCTTGTCCGTTGGTGGATTGTAAAAATGATTTAGAGTCCGGAGCAGATACACTCTGTCCGAACCCTAAATATGTTGTTAGTAAAAATAATAATGTAACTAATAATTTTTTCATTATTCAACTATTAGATTTACTTTGTTGCCACTAGCATCTACTGCGTCCGATAGAACAAAGAAGAACAATCCCGCAGTATTTGTTAATGGAACTTTAGGAGTGAATATCAATCTATATGGAGTACCTTTTTTAATTCTCGCAGTTTTTAATTGGTCAATAGAACCAAATGTTAATCTACCATCCTTATCTGTTGAGAAATTGGTTATGGTATTTCCAGTATCAAATACCACATTATCCAATTGTAATTTAGTGTTATCATAATTCATAATAATTTGCAATCCTGCTAATCCTTCTTTTGTTAAATTAGTGGTTAGTACAACTTTACCATCCGTTAGTGTAGATGAAACACTCAAGTTTACATCTTCTAATGTTTTAGCAGAATATGAACCCAATGGAGTTGTTCGACTCGTTATATTTTGAGCAACTACTGCAGGGTCAGTTGAATGTGACCAATCCAAATCACCACCCCATGCAAATACTGCATTTGCAACTTGAGTGTTTGATGTTATTACCACTTTATGTGTAGGAGTTCCATTTAACCAACTTTGATTTAATAATCCACTATTCCATTTTACCGAAGTTGATGTAGATGACGGGATTAATGCCTGTTGAGATACATTAACACCCATTATATGAGCAAACATATAATACGAGTCTGACTCATTAAATGTATTATCATTTAGTGTAATGTTACCCACATTTTTTTCCAAATTAGGATATGTAAAATAATTTGGAACACCTGCAATATCAGTTTGAGAATGCCCTAAAAATGATTTATATGCATCTGATACGGTTACAATATTATCCATAAATGCTTTTTGAGTTGCGGGAGAAATGAACACACCTACCTCATCACCAATCTTAACTTGAGTTGTAAATGTTGCCTCACCCGTTGCATCTAAAGGTAATTGTGCAATTGGTTGTTGTGAAAAATCAATCGTACCATCTACTTTCAATTTCATTAGTTGAGCAGAGTGATGTATGATATTAGTATAGTTTGTAGGAAATGCTACCTTTACCTTAAACGATGAAGAACCACCTGTCACCGTACCCAATGATACGGCAGTACCCGATGTTGTAATTTGTGAAATGGTTTGAGAATTAGCATCAATTGAGTATGCTAAAGTTAATTGGTGAATATCATCATACGATATATTATCTCTTACACTAAACTTTTGAGTTACAAAATTACCATCAATTTTTGCATCCGTTCTTTGTATTGTCAATTGCCCCACATTCCAATTCGCATCAACTCTAATATCCCAAGGACTGGATTGATATTGTTGATACAGGGATGTTGCTGGTATAGTTGATTTAGGAAAAAACTTATAGTTATTCCATTCAGTGCTGAAAGTTTGTACTGATGTACCTTGTGAATATACAGTACTATTTGATACAGGTAATAATACCTTATTGTTATACTGATATCTTAACCACAAATATCTTGGTGTTTGAGTACCAGAGTTTATATTGTATCTTATTGTGATAACATCACCCACTTTATATGGACCTGGTTCTACAATAGTTTGGTTTATGGTAACACCTTGCGAAAAGGCAAGATTACACATAAAAATTAATGATAATAAAATTAATAGTTTTTTCATTTATTTCTCAAAGATTTTGGTTATAAGTGTTTCCGAAGCTTTCTTTAAGGCATTGCTCAAAGAAGTTTGGTTGAACTTACCACCTTCATCTACTATGAGAGTTGACATAGAGATTTCTGATGAAGATTCTTCAACCATAACCTCTTTTACTTTTTTGCCATCTTTATAAAGGATACCCTTTAATCTGATAACAACTTCTTCTTCGTTTTTGTGAAATACAGATATGTTTTTCTTTGTAGTTAACACATCTAAATATACTATTTGAACTGCCAATTTGTTTGGGGCGTTTGGAGTTAGATTTAATCCTTTTTCTTGCAAATATTCTTCTAATATGTTTTTAACTCCAAATTCTAATTGTCTGTTTCCTGCTAATTTTCCAATTTTTACATTATTTGTTACCGATTCAACCCAAATATGGTCATCTGCGTTATACCAAATATTTTGAGGTGAATCTTTGTGTCCACCGGAAATTGTATAATCGAACCAAGTTACAATAGATTGGGTTAATTCTCGTTGGCCTGTCACCTCCAACGCTACCATAAAAATTTGGAAACAAAGTGCGGTTGATATGAATAAAAGTCCAAACCAACCAAGTATGGTCAGTATGTAATCACCTACGGATGGTAATAAAACTGTTTTTAAATAATTCATAAAGATTATAGTTTTTGATTAAAACAAAATTACATAACCTTCATTGTACTACATATAAATATAGTTTTAAACTTTAATTTATATTAAATTTTAATATAATTCAAAAATTTCTAAATTTTGATTTTTGTTTACGTGGTTTATAACCATATTTGCAATGTTTCTATGACCTAAACTAGATGGATGTTCATCTGTCATATTATATTTATAATTTCCATTAAACGCTTTTGCTACATCACATATTCTTAATTTATTTTCTATTAAATATTGGTATATTCCACCATAATTTTTTGTTAAAACAAAATCGTCAGGAAATGTTGTATAATAAGAGTTGTGGTCTTTGTTCCATGATAATAATACAAATTGTACTTCTGGATAAGTTTTTTTTAATTTAATGTAGGTATCAAACGCTTCTTTCCAAATTACATCTGGATTATGTATATCTACCCATTCTATTGCTTTTCTAACTACTTCTCTATCACTTTTTGGATTATTAATTAAATCAATTATTTCTACGATAGTATTTGGATAATCAATCCCCTCATTATTACCATGTAAATCTTTATCCCACCACCTTGCGTATGAAATTTCTAAAAATACATATTTTGTTTTTTCCATCAATTCTTTTATCTCATGATTATCATTCAATAAAATCCACATAGTTTGAATGGCATTTCCACCCAACATAATGTTACCTTTATCATGGATATTATATTCTATTAGATTTAATTCATCTGATACTAACTTTGTCCAGCGATATTTTCTCCAATATTTCAAATCTTCTGGTTGACGGGGTAATGGTAACTTTATACCATTTTCTTTTAACCAAGTATCATCATTGTATTTATCTCTAAATTCTATTTCTAATCCAAGACCAAATGTATTTGATGCTCCCGAATATATCGCAATATTTCTCATATTTCTATTTTAGGAAAAGATAGTATTGCAAACCTACCAGACCCATTGGTTACTTTTGTTACACCATGTTTTATATCGTGCTTTGTTAAATCCATGATTGCACATATTCCTAATTCAGGTGTTATTAGTTCATCATTGAAAACTAATAACCCACCATTATCTTTATTATAATTTTCATTTAAATATAATATCATTGAACATAAAATTTTAGATTGAGGGCCGTCCGTATGTGGTACAAATCTACAATCTTTATTATAATATGTTAATTGTAATTCATTATGTAATAGTTTAGTATTATCTTCTAAATCATATAAAAATTTTACTATATCATTTAAACCACTTTCTATTGTATTTCTTAAATTTTTACCATCTAAATTTAGATATTCTGAAATTTGAGTTTCCCAGTCATTATTCCAAAACCAAATTTGTGAGATATCTTTATCATCGTATAAACTATATAATCTTTCTTTTTCTGCATTTGTTTCTAAATGATTCCTTTTATGATTATTAAATACTGTTTCAAATTTACTAGAATCAAATCTAAATGTATTAAATAAATTTTTTAAATTATTTTCTTCGGTACATTTGAAATATTCTACTATAAATTTGTGAAAATCTGAATTAATTAAATTTATGGGAACTTGGCAATACCCATTTTTTGTAAAATCTCCTTTTATTTCTAATAAATTTGTCATTGTATTACGCTAATAAAGAATAATATTCTTTGAAATGTTTGATTCTATCTGCTAATCCAATCGTTCCACCATTTACTCTTTTAGTAATAGTTGTTACTACTGCATCATTAGCTCCACCATCAGATAAATTATTCAATCCGTTTTTAGACCAGAACCATGCTGCAGATAATAGTGCATACTTACCACTAACTACATCTGGATTTGATAGGATATCTTCACCAATTGCTTTTCCAAATTGAGTGTAGTTATCTTTACCTGTTAATTGGATGTATCCTCTACCTCTAAAACGGTATCCATCTCCACTTGCTTCAGAACCATTTGCCATACGATTTGCATACACTTTATTTGCAATCTTTTCTGGTTTTCTTTCGTAAGGTAACGCAGAATCTAATGTTGGAAAATACTTTTTAAAGATACCATTCAATCCTTTAGCAGAATAGTTTAAGTTTTCTTGTGTTGCTCTAAATCCACCACTTTCGTGTCCGCATTGTGCAAGGAAATGTGCCAATCTCAATGGAGTGTTGATTTGGAATTTAGCTGCAGTATCAGGAATCATTGTGATTACCGCATCAGGAATATGTCCTTTAAGTTTTTCTAATTTTAATGGTCCTGAAGATACAATTGGTGTGGATGGTGCTGGTGTTGGTACACTTCCTCCCATTATTTTTGCCCAAGTACTATCTCCTACGATACCATCTGCAGTTAATCCATTCTTTGTTTGGAACGCTTTTACTGCTTCTTCGGTTTTAGGTCCAAAATTAGTTACTGCTGGGGAAATTCCTAATTTCTCCTGCATTAATTTTACATTTTCATTATTATCACCTTTCTTTAACAACATAGTTTGATTATTTAATAGTGTTTATTATTTTACTATAAATATTAAATTTTAATTTTTCGCCAATCTGTATATGAATGGTTAAATTTTTTAAGAACTTCCATTGCCATTACTTGCTGTCCTAATACTCCAATATGCCCATCTTGAATTTTACCAGAAGTTTCATCTGTTATTGTAGCTTTATAATTTTTATATGAATCTTCTGCACCAATGTAAATTTTATCAAATTTTATAAAATATGGTTTTTTGATTATTTCAATTTCACTAATATCAGGTGAATTTGGAGATTTTAAACACCAAAATGCTATATTTTTTGTTTTTAATAAATTTATTAATTTTTGAAATCTATTAAGTTGTCTATGTTCGTATGCTGGTAATCCTGCAAAATAAACTGCGAAATCTATTAAAGTTTCATGCTTATCGTCGGTCATATCGTCATCACCTATTAGGTTTACTTTGATTTGCCTACTATCACCATATCTAACTATTGTGTGTAAAAAACTGAATGATGATTTATGTGGAACATCGAACCTACTATAATAAGCAGATTGAATTACTACATAATCATTTTCTGCGATTTTATCGGCATTTTCTAATAATCTATCAAATATGTAATCATTAGATGCACCTACATTAGCGTAATTATGTAGTTCTAAATTTAATTCATCTGCTACAATTTCACACCAATATCTTTTATCTATATTATCTGATAAAGTTGATTCATAAAATGGGTCTGAATCATTAAATCCATGTCCATGTGAAAAGCTATCCCCAAAAATCCATAACTTATTCATAACAATTTATTTTTTATTTATTGATTTAAGAATGCCTCGTAATGAAAGTTCGGACAAGTTTGACTTTTTATTCATCATATCATCCACTAACCCAACGTGGGATTCACCAGCTAATACAATAGGAATTTTACCTTGTGAAGATAATTCTTTTGTTTTTCTTAATAAATTTACATCTCTGAATTTATTGAAAGATTCTTGAGCAGCATGTATTTTTGTTTTCTTATCACCATAATCATCTGCAAAAGATAATCTATATAGAGTATCAACATCTTCTTCAGTTGGATTTGAATCCCATGTATTCGATAAAGGTAGATTTGCTTCTTGTGCTGATTGTTTTAAAAGTTCTTTACCTTTATCGGTTAAGTAATCTTCAGGTGACATATCTTCTACACTATCACCTTGTCCTATCATACTTGCCCAATTGGCAGCCATGACTTCTTCATTACTTAATCCAGTTTCTTGTTCTTGGTATTTGTATAGTGGAGATTCATTATTGGTTACATCTGTATCATCGCCATCCCAAGTATCAACACCTGCTCCAATTTGTTGGAATTTCTTTGAGGCGTATTTCATTTCACCACTAAATTGCATTCCACCACTTTCATCTCCCATTCCACCTTCACCTACAAATACAACATCTTTCCACCTATCTTGTGGTATAGTTGATTTTACTTTATCAAGTATGTCATCAACCATTTTGTTGTTTCCATGAACGGTTCCAAATACTTGTCCACCACCTTCAAGTTCGGTTGTTTGAATTTCTTTACCGGATTTATCTCCTTTGAAATTTTCTACTTTAGACTTTTTTTTTTCAGGAGTTGTAATTGGAGATGGACCACCTGCTGCTCCTGTATCTGCTTTTTTAGCTCTAATACCAATTTTTTCGGCAAATTCATTTGAACGCTTTACCAATGGTTCGATTGGTTCATCAATGACCCTAACTTTCATTGGTATTGGATTATCAGGATGTGCTGCATTATGTGCAACAATTGCTGCCCATCTGTGGTGTCCATCTAAAACATACCCATCATTGGATACATATATAGGTGCAGTAATCTTCTCGTATGCAGGGTGTGATGGGTCTTCTAATACTTTACTCATTCCTGCTACTTTAACCCCCACAAGTTCACTTTGAGTTGCTTTGAGTCGGTCTGCTGGAACTTCTACTGGGTCTGAAACTTTAACACCATCTTTTTCCAACATCTTCTTAAAAAATTCTTCAGTATCTGCTTCCCCATTACTATCTTTTGGAAGTTTATCTGCGGGTGAACCTGGAACAGGTGTACCTTTGAATTGTGGCATATCCTCTCTAGGAATACCTTTATTACCATCACAATATAAGTTGGTTCCTGGAATGGTTACTTTACACAAATTAAAATTAGGTGCCTGCTCTCCTTTAGCTTTTGCTTCAGCACCCAATTGTGCCAATTTATCTACAACGGTAGATATTTGCTGTCTTTCAATTGGAGTTACTTGCGAAAGAGGTTTTGCTGAAAAATCTGCACCTGGCATTAAATCTTTCAACTTTGGCATCCCACCATCGTTTCCACTATCTTTAGGAGTTTCAGCCGATGATTTAAAATCACTACCTCCTAATTTTTGACCAGGTTTAGTTGGTGCAGTATTTTTAGGAGTTTGTTTAGGTTGAGGTTCTCCTTTAGGTAGTTGACCGTTATTGGTGGCTTTAGCTTTTTCAATTTCGGCAGGAGTAGGTTTATCGTGTTTATTTGGGTCCATTTTTTGAACCACATAGACATTACCTGTCTCTTTGTTTTTAACGATTTCCTGTTCTCTTAATAGTGATTTTAATCTAATCATATTATCTGCCTTGCCCTCTATATTTTTTAGGTTTTTCTTCGTATTTTGAATACGATTTTTTAGCTACTCCCGTACGCTTTTTACCAAAAGAAACCTTTCTAGATGAATCTGAACTACCTTTTTTAGCCATCAAATGTTACTTTTTAGTATTTGAATTTTTATTTTGAGAAGGTTTTCTTCCTCTACGACTTCCCCCTCCTTTAGCAGCACTTACCACATCTTTAGATTGGTTTACTACCTCTTTAGCAGCGGCAGCAACATCTTTAATTTCTTCGGTAATTCGTTTTGCTCTTACTTTTACTTCTTCTACTTTTTCTTCAATAGCATCTGGAATTAAGTTTCCATCTTTATCTTCATATATCTTTGTTTTTTTAAGATAAATTGCAGTTGCTGTAATTACGGCTGCTAATACTAGAATAACGATAAATGTTGTCATGGTTTTTGTTTTATAGTAAACGATTTATTTTAAATATAAATATTAAATTTTTTTGAAAAATACTTGTCTATAAAATTCATAATTTTTATGTACTGATATTTCATCTCCTGCTTCAATAGCTTCATCTTCATCTCTGTAAATAGCATCAACTGGACATTCGGGAATACATGCCCCACATAAGATACATTCTTCTGGATTGATATAGAGTTGTTTATCCACTTTTTCTTCATCGGTCATATTGCGTAATTCATCACCCCTTCTATCAGTATAAATAGGTCCATTTATACAATCAACTGGGCAAACATCTACACACGCCGTATCAACACATCCAATACAACTATTACCAATGATAAAGCTCATATATTATAACCAGACGGATGCAGAAATTGAAGATTTTGTTTTATCAACAAGCGTTCTCTCCGAAAGTGGTGAACCTAACGGTCTTTGATAAATAGTCTCACCCTTATCAGGCGATTCATAAATATATTTACCTTCTACTAATTTCATGTATTCTTGTATTTTTTCTTGATGTTCGTAATACAATTTTCTGACTTGTTTACCCAGTTCCATATCATTTGAATGCTGATTAACTAATTCGATTATCTCTTTCATTATGTTAAATTTAATTATTTTTTAAGCCAAGATGATGATTGAATTTTATCACCAAGACCAAACACCAATTTTATATCTAATTCATTACAAATATCACTTTCTAATATAGTAGTTGCTATCTGGTCTCCACCATTGGTAAATATGTAATTATCGGCTTCCAAATTAGTATATACACATCGTAAAGTTTTAGAAACATCTCTAGCAGTATCAACTGATATAAATACATAATCCACACACCGTAACGCTTCTATTATAAGTTTTCGCTCATCTTCTGATTGAAATTTAACCGAACCTTTAAGTTCAACTTGCAAGTCATTATTAACAATTACTGCGAGTTTATCTCCTAATTTCTTACTACGTTCTAAATATTCTACATGTCCTTTGTGTAAAGGATTAAAATATCCACTTGCAATTACTAAAGTTTTAATCTTCGCCATATAGTGAGAATCTCTTAATTTCTTTTTCTACTTCAGCTTGCTTAACTATTTCTACAGTTCCGTTTCTTGCTTCAATATAGAAATTAGTATCTCCATCTTGTTGATACCATCCCTCTAACGCATCAGTTAGAGATGGGTAAATAGTTTTTTTAGAACCATCAGCAAATACCCATCTATCTCCAGGTGGTACTCTTTTAAGAACCAATATTTTTTCTTCTTTAATTTCCTTTTCCATTTTTTATTAAATTTAAAACATCTTCTTTTTTATCATAACTATCCAATAACTTTTTAAATAGTTTAGTATTATTTTTTAATTTTTCACCGTATTTTACCATAAGATAACTATGAACTAAATTATTATCATTTAATTTATCTTTTAATGTTTTTAAGAAAATAGACGTATCAATTACTGATTGTTCCATATTGGAATATGATGGTAATAAATCATTATATGGTACATTTTTAGTTTCGTCATAAAATTCAGAGTTTAAAAACCAAAATCCTAATTCCATTAAATGTTTAAATAATTTAGTAGGACCATACCATATAAAAAATATATTTTCTTCTGAAAATACAATTGCTTTTAATGTTTTTTCTGTAATATATTGTCTACCATGCATTTTATTTTCAAAATCTTCCTGATTTGAGTCCGAATGTAGTGTTTCAAACATTACATTGCATACTGATGTTGTAAAATCTACATACGATGTTATGTGATTATTTCCCCAATGCCCAAATTTAATGTATGGTTGTAATAATAATTTTAAATTGTAATCATTTGAATTATATGATACGAAATCAGATTGTAATATGCTTTGAATTTGTGAATATAAATAATTTCTATGATGTTTGTCTAAATTAACACCATTATTTGGTGTATGATATACACCCAATAAATTTTGTTTTTTATCAAATTTGTAATAATTTAGAAAATTAAATCCAAAATGATAATAGAAGAATATTAAATTAAATATAGGTTCATAATAAAAATTAGGATGTTTAAATGAGATGGATGCCGAAGATAATGCTATATTTCCGGCATCCAAATATTCAATTAATTCGGAGTTTGTAATATGATAATTTTCTACAATTTGGGTTTGTATTAATTTGTCATATCCTCTAAAATTCTTCCATTCTCCAAATGTATGAAATAATCGTATTTTATAATCACATCGCTCTATATCTTCATATTTTTTTGAAAATATATACTCATCATTTTTATGAAAAAATGAAAAAGTATCTGAATTATTTTCTAATGAAAATTTATCATCGGAAAATGTATATAGTAATGCTACACAATCTTCATAATTTGCGTATAGAAGACCTATTTTCATTAAAATACTTCTAAAATTCTAGTTTCAGATACCTTTACTACTTCGTATTCTAAATTAACCCCTTCGGAGATGAATTTGTTAACTAATTTAGCTTCTGCTTCTGTTACCGAAAGTGCATCTACTAAATAGTTTTCTTTGTTCTTTTTGATTTTACCTTTTGCATCTTCTACTTCTACTGCTACTAGTACTGAATAAAACTTTGCCATAATTGTTTGTTTTTTATTGTTTGTTTAAATTTTACACTCCAAATCCACCTTGTGGTAATTGAGGTTTTTCATCCTCTTTACTATTTGCTACTACACACTCTGTGGTTAATAATAATGATGCAATTGATGCTGCATTTTGTAGTGCTAAACGAGTAACTTTAGTTGGGTCAATAATACCTGCTACTACTAAATCCTCAAACTTTTCAGTTCTAGCATTGTAACCCATATTACCGTTACCACCTTTTACTTCGTTGATTACAACTTCTGCTGAACCACCACCATTTTGAACAATAGTTCTTAAAGGTGCTTCAATTGCTTTTCTAATGATTAGAACACCCGTATGGTAATCATCCGATTTTTCAACTTTTACATTATCCAATGCAGTTTGTGCTCTAATAAACGCAGTTCCACCACCTGGAATAATACCCTCTGCTACTGCTGCTCTGGTTGCGTGTAGTGCATCATCTACTCTATCCTTCTTCTCTTTCATTTCTACTTCCGTAGTTGCTCCAATGTAAAGGATTGCTACACCACCTGCCAATTTAGATAACCTTTCTTGTAACTTCTCTTTATCGTAATCCGATGTAGACTTATCAATCTGATTTTTAATCAACTCAATTCGTGCTTTAATATCTTCCGATTTACCATCACCATTGATAATTGTAGTTGTATCCTTATCAATTACAATCTTTTCAGCTCTACCCAATTGATTCAAAGTTACTTTCTCTAAACTCAATCCAAGTTCATCTGTAATCAATGTACCACCTGTAATTGTTGCAATATCTTGTAGAATTTCTTTTCTTCTATCACCAAATGCAGGTGCTTTAACTGCTGCTACTTTTAGAGTTCCTCTCATTTTGTTTACAATAAGAGTTGCCAGTGCTTCTCCATCTAAATCTTCTGAAATGATTAATAGAGGTTTGCCTGTCTGTGCAGCTGATTCCAATAATGGTAGAATCTCTTTCATTGCTGAAATACGTTTATCGTAAATCAACACATAAGGTGATTCTAATTGAGCGTCCATTGTTTCCTGATTGGTTACAAAATAAGGTGATAGATATCCCTTATCAAACTGCATACCTTCTACTGTCTTAACAGATGTTTCAGTACCCTTTGCTTCTTCTACGGTAATGATACCATCCTTACCAACTTTTTCCATTGCTTCCGCAATCATTGCTCCAATAGATGAATCATTATTAGCAGAAATAGTAGCAATTTGTTCAATCTCTTTTGATGTTTTAATTGGTTTTGCAATTTTTTCCAACTCACCTACAACGATACGAACTGCATCATCAATACCTCTCTTTAAATCCATTGGATTTGCTCCCGCTGCTACATTCTTCACCCCTAATGAGAAAATCTCTTGTGCAAGAACTGTAGCAGTTGTAGTGCCATCTCCTGCCTGGTCAGCAGTTTTAGAAGCTACCTCTTTTACTAATTGTGCTCCGATGTTTTCAATTGGGTCTTCCAACTCAATTTCTTTTGCAACCGATACCCCATCTTTTGTAACATGAGGTACACCAAATTGTTTTTGTAGAATTACATTTCTACCTTTTGGACCTAGCGTAACCTTAACCGCATTTGCTAACTTGTCCACACCCTCTTTTAATCCGCTTCTTACTTCAGTGTCAAACTTAATAATTTTTGCCATATATAACTTGTTTTTAATTTTGTTTCAACGAATATAATATAAATATTTTAATTTTCCAAGCTATCTTCCTCTTCTTATTCGAATTTCTAATTCTTTTAAATAAGATGCTTTCCATTTGTGTTCAACCGATATAGGTCCATGAGGAAATTTATTTAAATCATATTTCCAAATAGAAACACATTCCTCATCTTCAAAAAGATGCTCAAATTTTTTAGATTTTTCTAAACTCATTGATTAAAATATTCTGAATTTGTTTGTATAATGTAATTTGCAAATGATTCATGCATTTTGAGTGAAAAGTGATGGTCACCTTCTATACCATATTCACCATGAGTTTCTTGCCATACATCATTCCACGTTTCCCAAAACCCTAAATTAGAAGTTATTTCACTTTTACCAATCACACAATCTGAATGATATTCATCTGTCCAACTATAACATAATAATTTAAATGGTACATACGATTGTAATGATTTTATTATTTCTGAAAAATTATTAATACTGGCTTTTGATGTATTTACTATTTTAAATAAATTTAAATTCAAATGATAATTTTGTGAATCTAACAATGACTTATTTAATTCAGTTAATGGTGGTTCTAATTTTGTAGATGCGTTAGTTGGTATATAAGAATTACTACCTACAAAGTAGTCTAAATGCTTCTCTTTATCTATTGATTTTACACATTTATTACTATGTTCTACATCCATAATAGGATTTAACAATGGTAGACGGACTCTTTCGGATGTTGGCAAAAACAATATTACAAAATCATTTGAATTTATAAAACTTAATTTTCTTAAAAAAATATCAATTATAGTTTGAGTATCTCTACTGCCTTTAGATGATACATAATACTCCTCACCGATAAATTGCTCACAAACTTTAAAAATCCACGCGTTTGGATAGGAACCCGTAAAACTATCTCCAATAATCCAAATTTTTTTATTTTCCATTTTGTAAATATACTAATAAAAATTAAATTTGCCAAGTCCTCATACCAAATTTATTCCAAGTAAATGGTTGATTATATCCCATTTCTAATTTATCCAATGCTTTTATAACATCGTATTTGGTATTATTCGGACAATAAAAGAACATAAATCCTCCACCTCCTGCTCCACTTATCTTACCACCTGTGGCTCCAGCTTTTAATGCAGTTTTATATAATAATTCTATTTCGGGAGTACTAATGCCTTTTGCTAATAATTTTTTTTGTTGAAATCCATAATCTAATATTTCACCCAATTCATCTATATTTCCTCGTATTAAACAATTTTTAATAAGTTTAGCCTGTTCTACTAATGCGTGTAATGAAAGTAAAGACGTTGTATTTTTGTCCGCCATTTTCTTAACTTGCTCTTCCAATACATCCGAACTGTTGCGTGTAAAATTAGTAAAATATAAAACAATGTTATTTTCGATTTCATCCTGTACTTTATCTCTAATTCTAATTGGGTTTACGATTACATCGTTTCCTCTAAATTCCATATAATTGAATCCACCAAACGCAGCTGCGTATTGGTCTTGTTTTCCACCGTTTTCTTTTAATTCAATTCTTTCAATTTGAATTGCCATTTCGGCTATATCGTACTCACCTAATGGCAAATTGAATAGTTCCATAAAAACTCCAATAATAGAGACTATAAGAGTTGATGATGTACCTAGTCCACTTCCAGTTGGAACATCTTGATTGGAAATTATATCGTACCCAAATGGTTCTATATTGAATCGTTTGCAAATGTGATTATGCGTTGCTTTAAACAACTTTAATCCATACGAACAATCTAACTCACTACTGAATTCATGCTCCTCATATTCCTCCTTATTTACCCATTTAAACGTAACTCTGGTATCATCTCTTAATTGTAAAGATGTATGTGTAAATAAACGAATTGTAGTGTTGATTACTGCTCCAATATGTGTTTTGGTATATTCTGGCATATCAGTACCACCTCCACCAAATGATATTCTAAATGGAACTTTACTTCTATATATTCTCTTCATCGGGCATACCATTTTCTGCATACCAATTTTTTACATTACGTTCTCCTATTAATAAGAAGAAACAATTGTAACAAAGTGGTCTAATATTATCCAATACTCTATTGTTTAGATTACCATCTAAAAAATCAATTAATAATGGCATTTTTCCATCCGTAATTCTTTCTTCACTGAATCCACAACTAGAACATACCTTTGGAACATACCCACTATCAAATAATTTGTTTTTGAATTTATGCAGAGGATATTTTATATGTTTACCCGCAATTAAATCATCTATATGATATTTTTTGTTTCGAATAGTTTTAGTCCTTTCTATTCCAACACCAAATGGATTTTTTAAATCGTCAAATATACCATATAATTTAGCATATTTTTTATAGGTGTTGTATGATACACCCAATGTTCTGGCTGCTTCAAACGCAGATTTAGATTGAGCCTGTGCTGCTTTTATTTGGGATTCTAAAATTGGTTTTGCACCCAATCCTCTTTTTGTAATTCTAATTTCAAGATTCGGAAAGAATCCTTCTACTTCATTTTCCATACTAATAACAATTTAATGTATATATAAGTATATCAAAATTTATTTTTTATATAATCTATAATTTTTTCAGATATTAATTTTGAACCTCTTATAGAATTATGTCCATCAAAACTAACACCTTCGGTATCATCTGAAAACTTTGCTTTTCGTTCTGTACTAAACCAGTGTACCAAATCATAAGTTTCATCGAATTTTACAGAATATTTCAATATATCACTTTCTACTCGTTTAAATGATGCGAGTTTACCATATTTTGGATTTAAAAATTTTAATTGATGTATTCTATTCGTACTTTCTAACGAAGTTTGAATAAATGCATAATTTATATTTTTAGAATTTAAAAGGTTTATCAGTAAATATAGTTTTTGATATTCACTTACAATATCTGATTGGACATTAAATGATTTGTCATACCAATTTTGTATTAATTTAAAGTTTTCATTTTCAATAAAATCAAAATTATTTTCACCTGCAAAATTACAATATCTATTTTGGTTTTCAAAATACATTTCACCTCTACCAGGAGGGGGTAATTCCAATATGAATAATGTAGATTTTAATTCTTCATCAGATGTATTCATTATATGTGTTACCGTTTTACGCACCACTCTATGCAATGAACCACCAAATATTGAATCATTTATTACTGGTATTTCAAAAAAATCTCCAACTCTATTTACATAATTATATTTTTCTCTAACCCAATCAAATTCATTGAATGGTTCAAATACGTTTGGATTTGTAAATTGTGTATTTTCTTTAAATTTGTCATGATGTTTACATTGTTCTAAAAAATAACTTATATCAATATCTTTTGTTTCTTCAAAATATTTAAAATACCACGGATTGTTATGACCATGCCCCCACATAAAACTGCAACCATTTGCGTATATTTTACTAAATGAGGTCATACGATGTGTTTTATTAGATTTTTAAAAGTATCATCTACTGAATACGATGTATCTAAATTTATAAAAAATTCAATTGGTTTTTCGTAATCTAATGCGAAAAAATCCTCCCTACCTCTGATTTTTTTTGTGTGGCAATAAATTTCTTGTACTTTACACTCTGATTTAAGTTGTTCTCTCATTTCTCTATATGGAGAAACTAAACTAATCACAACATCATTGCCAGATTTATCCAAATATTTAGCAATATCAAATGCCTTTTGAATATTCCTTTCTCTACCTTCTTTTGAATAATCTTTATTTGGAAATATTTCTCTTAACTGGTCACCATCTATGTGGAATACGGATTTACGCCAATTTTTTTTATCGGTTTGTAACCATATTTGTAACTTTTTAGCCAATGTGGTTTTTCCACTTCCTGGTTGGCCGGTAAATAGATAAATCATAACTTATTAAATAATAACGATTTTAGTTTGTTTATATTTTCTTCTTTTGGTGGTGGAGGGGTATCATGTTTAACATGTCTAACCTTTAATGATATATTTGGATATTTTTTAGAAAGGGATTGAACTGCTGATATGTTTTTATGCGAGTCATCTATAAAAAATACATCGTTAACTCCACTTTTTATTTTATCTTCAATCCAGTCAGCTTTCTTTTTTGGGTCTGCATCTGCTAATGCAACTACATATATTCCGTTCAATCCAATATCAGCTAAATATCGTTTAATTGGCATATATGCACCTCTTGCGGTAAGTATTACTATTTCTGAACCACCTACTCTTACGATGTTTTTAAGTAATCTTGTAACACCTTTTATTTCTTGTGGTTGGTTTACTTTATCAAAATCAGAAAAATCAAATTTATCACCTTTTTTTGGTTCATATACCGCATATTCTCCAGGTGTTAATTTTGATTTTTTTCCAGTTTTATGTGTAATGTAAATGTGAGAATTTGTTTGAACTAATGTATCATCAAAATCAAATACTCTTAATTTATCAGATTTAGCTTCACTTAATGAATTGAATGCAAATGCGTTTAAGTTGGAGTATACTTTTCCAAACTCAACCTTCATTCCATTCCACATTCCTGATGTAAAGTTATTAACCATTTAGTATTTGCTTCTTTGCCTTTGGTATTGATTTTTCTAACTTATCGTTCTCTTTTGTAAGAAATTCAACTTTAACACCCAATGCTGCCACTTCTCGTGTAAGTTCTAACACCATATTACGAAGGTCATCTTTCTCTTTTGATGCGGATTCTAATAATGCTTCTAATTTAGAGATACGGTCTTTACAATCGTGCTTTATAAAGTCATCATCTTTTTCCTTTTTTTGGGCTCGTTTTTCATAATAACGAAATGCCGATGCTCCTCCCATTACGGTTATTGCGGTGATTATTACTGAATAAAGGTTTTCCATTAATGTTATTTTTTAGGGGGTTCAATTGTACCGTCATTACCATCCATCGCATCGTGAACCGAATTCAATTGGTCTACTGCTAATGTGATTTGAGAATACATCCAAGAATCTAATTGCTGTCCTTCTGACATTCTTTGTAAAATCATATTTGCATAATCAGCAATTCTTTCCAAATCACCCATTGCCATTTCTTTCAATCCTGCCAATGTTTCTTCCGGTGAAGAATTATCATCACCCTCTTGCATTTTGTGTTTAAGTAATTCAGTCATTTTGTTGAATACTTGCTCACCACCATTCTCTCCTAAACGATATGCTCCTCCTAATTTCTCATAAACTTTAATTTTATGAGACATTGGCATACTTTTTTCGTTTACAGCTTTCCAAGCTTTTGGATTAGTTACTTCAAATTTCATATTAAATTTAATTGTATATACTGATATAAATATAAAAAAAATTCTTTATGCCCTTCTTTACCAAAATGTCTGTCATTATTTGTTTGCCACCATAATGAAGTTTTGTTACAAACATCTATCCAACATTCCGCTTCAATAGGAGTTATATAATTTTTACTATGATTTTTAACCATTTTATTGAATATGGGTAATCCACACTTATCCATATTCCAAAAAAATACATTTGTGTATCTTTTTAAATTTTCTATTATAAAGTTATATTGTAATAATGCATTTTCTGTATATTGCATCATTTCATTTTTACTTGATAATTTATGTTTATAAAACTCTATTTCACTTTCGTTAAATCCTTTTATATCATTATTTCTCAAATCAATACCTATATTTTTCCAAAAATCATATAATCTATCATAAAAAGTAATTCCAATTATAACAATATCATCTTTATCTAAATTATCAATATTGTGATACATTTTATGCAAAATCCCATAATTTGATATTCCAGCAGATGCATAAGATTGTAGTTCGTAATTTAATTTATTGGATAACAAAACCGGCCAAGATTCTTCTATTGATACTTCATCTATAGTTGAAAAATTAGTAGAAAATGAATCACCAAATATGTATAAATTTTTCATTAAAATAATTTATCTTTTCTCTTTTTTCTTTGAGTTGCAAACGCCAATAGAGTACATCTATTATGTTCACCTATTATCTTTTCTACTGCATGAGATGTATCAAATGTTTGCAAATCAATAATTGCAACTTTTCCAAATTTAGGAGCTATTTTGTATTTAGTTTCTTTATCAATTGAATGAGTATTTTTTGTATTTCTTAATATTAAACTACCACCCCAGTCTTCTTCCCACTCCTCATTTAAATAAATCAATACAGCGCAAGTATTTTGATATTCGTTACCTTGTCCATCATTGTGGTCTTTTAAATAGCATCCTTCAGAATAGCATGTCCATTGTAACGCACAATTAACATCATCTTCGGTTTGATTATAAAAATGTTTTATTATTTGATAATACGTTTGTTTTATAATTGAATTATCTGAAAATGGTATCATTTCACTTTGTAACCATATCTGTGCAATTTTATTTTCATCGTACTTCTTTATTAAATTATTTTTTTCAATAATCGCGTTTTTAAAAGTTTCAAATCCTTCATTAATTCTATATGAATTATGATTTTCATCATGTGCATCAAATCTAACTATAGTAAACTTTTCCAAATAATTATCATCCGATACTTTGTATTTTAATTCTAAAAATGCGTTATACGATTCTTCACTAAAATCTTTTAAATCAAAATCACAATATCCATTAGTGTGTAATGATTCGTTTGCTTCTATTAAATTCATTTTATATTATTTATTTCTGTTTGAAATACTTCGTATGATTGTTTTTTAAATTCTTCTTTTCTATCAATTCTTTTTATTATAGAATCATAATGATTTCTATTTCTATAAATATAATTTTCACAAACAATATAGTTTTTTAATTTGAATTGGTGTATGTTTACACCTGTTTGATTTAATTTTTCAATTCCCCACATTAGAAATGTATCATCAGGACCATAGGCTCCCATTGATTCTGGCAAAGGTATTCTATCTAATAGTGGTTTTGATAAAAGTGTAAACCATCCCGCTCCAAATTTTGTTTGTGGTTGGCCAGGTACATTATTAAAAACGGTTTCCAATGCAACATCACCTACTTCACCACAATCTACAAACGGATTATTTGTTTTGCAATAATCCAATGGTTTATTTAAATAATTAGAATTTACTAAACAATCCCAAGTAGTATCCCAATACTTAACAATCTCTGGTGTAATAAAATATTTATCAACATTATCAATTACATCAATTGCGTTTTCCATATAAAATAATATTCGTTCATCAAAACAAATATCAGTATCTAGCCAAATAAAATGAGTTGCATTTTTAGATTCTAAATGTGCGTATCGTTTGGTTTGAAGTGCACCGATAATTTCATCTCTAATCTGATAGGTAGATTTACTAGCCCAATCAGTTAATGGTTTTAGTGAATTGAATCTATCTATAAAAAATTGCTTATCTACTTTAGAATTTTTCCAATCAAATAGATAATCTGAAACTGAAAATGAAATATAAAATTCATAATTATTACCACTTATATGTTTGGATGCCTTATTCAAATCAATTAATACTCTTTCCAAATCATCCAACTCATGTGGCATTACGAATGATGTAATAACTATTTTTTTCATTTATATTTGTTTTCTATTAACTTTTTAAGTTCTTCATTTCTATCATATTGATGAACTAACGTGTATAATTCCCCTTTTAAATTTCTAACATCGCTTCCATCGATAGTTGGTAATTTTTCAGTATATGGTAGTATATCTCCCTTTTTTAATTTTAAATGCAACTGTGCAGCAAATCCTTCCTGTTGTTTTACAAATTGAACTTTATCTTTAAATTGATGTAAACGAATTAAAATATTATATGCCGCTTGGTCTGCCAATTGTTCCCTATTTGATGTGGTTAAACTCCATCTATAAATATCAATAAATAAGTCTCTAATAGCATCTTTCTTACCAACAATAGTTCCTGCACAACATATTTCTTCATTTTGTAACCAATCCCATTCCATAGGAAATGATGTACCTGCATTTAATCTTGCCCATTCTTCATCTCCAAATTTCAATGATTCCGAAAAAGCAAGAATATCTTTATTCATGTTCTTATTTAACCATTCGGTTGGGTCTTTTTGGAATACAATATCCTTTACATCTACCCATATAATCACATCCGTTTCGTATTGATGTAAAACCTGATACATATCTCTAAATCTTTGCAGTATGATATGTTGTTGCGGTTCCGATTGTATTAATTTCCAACCTTTAACATTAAGGTATTCTATTGTATCTTGAGTAATTTCATAAACCAACATCAATTTATCTCCATTAAACCCACTACGTTCAATTGATTCAATAAATGGTCTAATTTGCTCTACTCCGTATTTAGTTATGCAACCTATTATTGTGTATTTCATATTCTTTTATATTATCTGTCATTATTGCGTAACATTTTGTAATGTCACCGATATATCCCATTTCAGGCATACAACATATTGAATTTTGTATTAATTTTTCACCAGGTTTAACTAATACCCTTTTATTTGATATCAAAGTGTAATTATCAATTGTATGCCAAAAATAATTGAATCCACCGATTGCGTTAAACCACTCCATTGCGTCTACATTCTTACAATGTATCCATAGGTGTTCGTATCTTTCGTTTAACCAATGTTGAGTTATACCATATTGCGGTTCATCGTGTCCTAAAAATAAAACACCTTCAATCATCCATATATCTATTTCGACATCATAACCTAATGAAATTGCTTCATCTATATAATTAGGATGATTCTCTCTTTCAATATTTCTACCGTTTATGTTTCCTCTATGTGCAATCCATTTCATACACAAATATACTAAAATTATTTATATTTACCAAATTGTTCATTGTAGTGTTTCCAATAATGATATGTCCAAATTAATTCATCTTGTGATTTTATACCACTTTTTAAAATAGTTTGCCAAGCTTCAAAATTTTGAACTTCTTCTGGAGTTCCAAATACACTAACATAATCAGTATCATAGATTGTAACATTCAATCCATCATTAACCATTAAATTGTAAACTAATGTTACATAATACTCACCATTGTAGTTTATATCCAAATCCATCAATTGTTTGAAATACTTTTTAACATATTTACCTTTTGCAAAATAATATGTTCCAGTTGAAGCATGTTCTTCAATTGGTTTATCTGTATATGGTTCTTTTTCTTTTATCTCAATCAATTTACCATTATCCTCTTTTATATGTGCCATAAAAGTTGGACTCAGTCTATGTGGATGAAACCCAACATGAGAAAGAATGCAACCATCTGAATTTTTAATTGATTGTTTGAAATCGTTATAATCCCAAAGGTATGGATTATCACAATAAGTGATTATAACTTCTTCATCATCTTTTACATCTAAATTTTTTAAAGTATAAACTGGTCCTTTTTTGTGGTTTTGTATAATGTAAATTTCAGATTGTTTAACTAATTTATTCAATATTTCAACCATTTTGGTATTGTTGGCGTGTTCTTCATTTATTACAAATATAAACTCGTCATTTTCAATATCAAACATTTCAACAATATATTCTATAATTAATTTTCCATTGACGTTTATTAATGGTTTTGGGTCTATGTATCCTGCTTTAACAAATCTATCCCCCATACCTGCCATTGGAACTATAATCTTCATTTTCTATATTTTTCTGATTTTAGATTGTTTAAATACTCAATGTCTTTATTTGATAATTTTTTAATTTTACCTAATTGTTTAGCGTAATATACAATATAATTATGTGAGGCGAGTGTTTCGTTATCATTTATTATAACAGAATCTGGAAATGTAAATATATTTTCCTTTGGATATTCGGCCCAACTTAAATCAAATTCTTTAAATTTTATTACATTTCTTTCAATATATTCCTTTGAATATGTATTAATTCTAGAAATTAAATCAATACATTTATAATAGTTATCATAGGAAACTATTAAACCGTGATTTTCTAAAAATACAACATTTGATATGCCATTCGTATTTAAAATTTTATGTGTTAATTCCAATCCTGGGTTATAGTATTTCAAATAAGTGTATTTGAAATCTTCATTTTGGAATAATTCATCTATAATATCTTTTCCATTTTCTAATGATAAGATACAATTCAAATATATTGGGTGTACATGAAACACATATTTATCAAATAAACTATGAAACCCAGTTTCCATAGATGGTTTTTTATATAAAGAATTTTTGATTGATACCTCCAATATATCATCTAGCATATCATCATCTAATATATTATTAAAATCAATATTTTTATAATCTATAATAGAATAACCACTACCATACTTTATATTTTTTAATTTTCCACCACTTTCTTTTATTATTAATTTATCACCAAATTTTGATGATATATTTCCTCCCTTTGATTGAACTACATTTAATCTATTTCCAATTGTTTGATTTATCCATTCAAATTCATACAATTCACGATGCATTTTTTTAATAAACTCAAATAACATACAATCTACATCGGAATTATATGTTACATTAATACCATCCATTTTGCTAATTTTGATTATAACATCAGCTTTTTTAATTTGTATGGATTTAATATGTTCAAAATCTTTTTTTCGCTTGGATATTAGTTCTACTACTTTTTCTTTCGTATATCCTCTTTCATTTGTATCTCTTTCAACTTTAAAATCTGTTATTAGATTTTCATCAGTATCAATGTATATTTTTAAATCTGTTAATAATTGGGATTCATTTGTGTAAAATGAATGTAATCCTTCATTTATAACATATTTTTTTGGTGAAATATAGATTGGTTCGTTAAATTTTCCAGTTGAATGATTGTATATTTTTCTTAATATTTTTTCTCCATTCTTGAGTGATATCAAATGTGAATCACCCAATTTTAAATTATTTGCAGATGGATTTAAATGTGTAATGGAATTCCACATAATATGGTTTCTTTCCCATTTATGCAAGTCATCTCCTGAAATGGATACAGTATTACCATATCCATAATATAATCTTATGAAATTTGCAATAGTAGATTTCCCAGAAGCAGAATCACCGGATATACCAATGATATATGGGTTATCTTCCATATTTTTGCCAATCGTTATGCATGAATAATCCTTCGTTGTGCCCAACCTTAAATGTGGATTCAGCCCACCATTTAGCTATATTGCCTTCTAATGCAATACCATCCCCTGCGAACTGATTAACTACATCTAAATAAAATTGTTTTTTATATAAACATGGGTTATTTGTCCAATTACCGTATCGAGAAGTTGTCCAAAACATATCCTCTGATTTTTTTATATAATCACCAAATTCGATATCAGGCTCACACCAATGCAGTGAATCTAAAAGATGTGGAGATGTACATTGTGAATTATCATCATAATATGTTAATTCTTGTCCTTGATATCTAAATGAAAAATGTGGATTTCCTGGATTTTTCCTATGTCTCAATCGAACAACATCCATCCCCATTTCAATTGCTTGGTAACTTTTTTCTAATATCTTATATGTAGTTTCTCTATCTTCAATTAAATTCCAATCATGCTCTAATACCAATATATAATCCGATTGTGCGTTTTGAGTTAGTTTAATGAATCCTTGCCCTATACCTATGTTTTGATTCAATCCTATACAATCTAATCCAAAATGTTTTGCAATTTTGTAATCTTGTTCATTGAATTGTTGAAATAATATAGTAGTATCGTTTACCATATCAAATAAACCATTATTGTGATATGTGGTTAATGTATCTACCAATACCTGTCCACTATTCCAAGAAAGTATTCCTATACTGATTGGAAGTTTTTCCATAATTTATTTTTTAATATAACTAGTCCACAAATAAAAATTAAACTCATCATCTCTATATGGTTCTAATCCATTTTTAATAATGGCATCTTTTATACTATCGTAATTGGTATCGGATTCATACGGCCATTGCCAATAATCCGTAACAAATTTCCAATATTCTGGATTCTTTGCATAATCATGCGCAATAATAACATCTCCACTTTTTAAATATTCAGAAAATACGTTAAATTCTTTTGGTTTATCACCTCCGTCGCATACAACTAATGTTTTTCCAGGTCTTTTAATATATGAAATTATTTCATTAAATGGTTTTTCTGCAAAACAATCTTCTATTCTGAAATCAATATCAGTTCTATTTGTATGATTTATAGTACCATCTATATCGTATGATACAACCATTGCATTTGGATTTTTATTATCGTATAACCAAGATGTTAAACCTCCATTATATGTTCCAATTTCAATTATATTATCAAATTGATATATGTAATGTGGGTTTAGTGCCAAATAAACACCCAATACTTGCGACATTTGAATTCCATCATAGATATTCAATCTTAAAAATGGATGAGATGGGTGCCAATTTGTAATTTCAGTAAATTTTATTTTAGTTGACATTGTATGTTGTAATAATGCGTTTAACATTATTGCATTAAAGTCAGAATTATTTTTTTGTTGCATTTCTTATATGATTTATAAAGTTAATTTTATCTTGTTCTTTTACAGAGTTCCAAACTCCTTCATCGGAAGTTGTTGACATTTCGGTTTCTATATTAAAATTTTTCATTGTAGATTTTGTAGAAAGATTGCATTTGAATATGTAATCATCTCCATACCATATTTTAATATCATCTGGTATATCAATCCAATTTTGTTTATCAAACATTATAAGACATCCCCATCCCCAATCTCTAATTTTACCATTCCATTTTTCTAAAATGGGTTCGTCTGTATTATTTCCTTTATAGTTGTATTCGGATTGACCAATGATACCATATTCCAATAAAATATCATTTGTTATGACACCAAATATATTTGGATTAAAGTTTATATCATCGTTTACTAATGCAATAGAATTATTTTTAGCAAGTTTAACTCCTAAATTCCACGCTGGGTTTACATATATGTTTTCACCAGTCTGAACTAATTTTACTTTATCCAATGCTTCATAATATTCAAAGAATTTGCCACCATTATCTATTAATATGATTTCATCTACGAACTCGCATTTTATCAAATCAAATAATAGTTTTCCAATTCTATTTGATTTCCAAAGAGTTGGTATTATTACACTATATTTGTTCATTTTTTATATATTTTTGGTACAATTTAATGTATATGTCATGCATTTCTTCACCCATTGTTTCTGGTTTAATTATTTTATTCCATATATCAGGTGAGTATGTATTAAAATTGTAATTAGCACTGCATATTGTAACATGAGATTCAATTTCTTTAACCATTTTTCCAGGATAACTTTCAACGGCAAACCTATCCTTCTTCATATCATCCCAATTTGGGATATTTAAAAGTTTATCGGTATGAAACCAAAAAAATGTTCCACTATAATGCCAATCACTTTCTACCCAAGGAGGGCAGGGTGTTATAATTCTCATTATACCACTAAATGTTTTATCGTTTGATAACTCATCTTGTATTTTAATTAGGAAAGTTGGTTCTAAATTAAAAAAATACATAGAAAATAACCACATTTTTATTACATCTTTTTCAGGTCTATTTGAACCACCTTTATTGTGTGCAAAAAATGTAATGGAATCTTTATTCGTTATTTGTTTAATAGAGTCTATAAAATATTCCGATTCACGTGTTTCTTGATTATTTTTTACAACTTCAATTTCGAATCCATTAAATAATTTTACTAAATGTGAGTTATCTATTTCCAAATCATCAACTGCTATTTTTATTATTCTTTGTCCGTTGAAGTTATTGCAATATCTATTTAACAATTCAAGATTTAATTTGGTAAATTCATTTACTTGTGAATTTTCAAAATAACAATAATATATTAAATTTCTAATCATATTTTTATTTTTCTATAAATAACAATACATCATCGTATCTTCCTTTATTATTTCGTAAATCATATACTTCCCATTTCATATCAGTATCATTTGCATACAAAACTAATTTATTTAAGTCATCAATTGATTGAATATCTTCTATTATCAATTTTCCTCCTGGTTTTATTTTTTTTAACCATTTTTGTATGGATATTATTTGGGTTTCTAATGTGTGTGGACCATCATCTATAATATAATCAAAACTATCATTTTCAAATTTATTTATAATACTATCAACATACGCGTTTTCTAAAAATAATTTTACATTTGATAGTGTTTTTATAAATTCAATATTTGATTGATTCATTTCATTACCATTATCGATTCCAATTATATGGGAATTAACAAACCATTTACTTAATAAGTTTAAAGAGTCTCCACGTCTAACACCTATCTCTAAAATTGATAATTTTTCTAATCTTCTATTTGTAAATTCATCCGAATAATATGCATTAATATAATCATGTAAAGTACCTTTATCACTTTTTGGTTCTATGCTTTCGTAAAATTCTGAAAATGTGGTCATATTTTTTATTTTTTCCAAAATGAATAAATTCCATTATCTAATTCATACGACGGCCATACAAATCTATCTCTTTTCGGTTGGTGTGAAGCCCAAACCCACATATCCCACAATCCTTCATCTAAATTAGTTTTATGTTCAAACCCCAATATATCAATTGATTTTTGGAAGGTAGGTATTGAGTTTTTAACCTCATGTCTACCTTCTTTATAAACAACTTCACCACTACCTATAATTGCTCTTAATAATGAATTTGCTTTGTTTATACTCCACTCTTCTACTCCACCTAAATTAATTATTTCTTTGGATGCTTCAGGTCTAATTGCCGAATTCCATAAAGGTTCTACAATATCATCTACACAACTAAATGCTCTAGTTTGTTCTCCATCACCAAATATTGTCATTGGTTCTCCATTTAGATGTTGATACATCCAAATACCCAATACATTACGATACTTATCCCATATATTTTGGTTAATACCATATACATTATGTGGTCTGATAATACACCAATCTAATCCATGTTGTTCACCTGCAATTTGAATATCCATTTCACACGCATATTTCGCAACTCCATACGGGTCGATTGGTTTAGGTGTGTGTGTTTCATCAAATACGCCACCTTCTCCATGTCCATACACTGCTAATGTTGAAGTGAATACCAATCGTTTAACATTGTGTTTAATACATTGATTGACTACTCTTGCAGTTGCAACTAAATTGTTTTCATAATTATATTGTCTAATGAATGGTGATAGTCCTTCCGCTGCGTATGCTGCAAAATGAAATACATAATCAAATTTGTGAATTTCAAAACAATTTTCAATTGGGTGTGTTACCAAATTCATTTGCCAAAATTCTACGGTTGGATTTACATTTTCTCTATATCCACCACTTAAATCATCAATTCCAACTATATGAACTTCGGGATGTTTTTCAGTTAACCAATCTGCTAATCTACTACCTAATAGCCCTGCTACTCCTGTTATTAAAACTTTCATAATTTTCTATTAATTTATCTACTACTTGAATTTGTGTATAATTGTGTAACACTTTCATCATTCCATTATGTGCTATTCTTTCCCTCTCCTCCTCATTTTCATTGTAATAGTTCATCTTCTCTATACAATCAAACATATCATTATATAAAACAATATCTTCACCATCAATGAATATCTCTTCTAACCCTCTAATGGTATCCAATCTATCTGTTAGGACCATTTTACCGCATGCCATTCCTTCAAATAATCTGCGAGTAATTTCTCCCCATCTACTATTTTGAATAACCATTAATCCACTATTCAAAAATTGAGTATGTTCTTTTGCAGCCATACCATTACGATTTCCAATTGCACCCTCTGCCCAGTTTGTAATATAATCTAAAAATTCCGAATTTCCAAGTCCTCGCGTAGTAACCCCAACATATTTTGGTTCTAAATTCATAGGAAACTGAACCATAGTATCTGCAAAATGATTTATCCATTCTGCGTTTATACCTCTATTTACATATTCGATTGCGGATTGTTTATCAGGAGTAATTGTGTAATGGAAACGATTTGCTTTAGGATAATTTCTTTCAAAGTTTTGTGGGTCATCTCCACTTTCTTGTATCCAAAATGCAGGAACTAAATCTTTATTAAGATATTGTGAATTGAATCTACCCCAATCCATAAACAACACAATGTCAGTTTGTGGTTTGGAATCTACCCAATTCTTCAAATCGGTATCGTTTGTTTTAACTATTTGAGTTTCCCAACCTCTCTCTTTGAATTCATTTAGGAGTGCAAGTGGTGTAGACCATACTTCACCATCTTTGTAATCGTATATGAATGTTATTTTCATAAAGTATTATAATAATCATTTTGACGTTCCTGACGTTCTATTGTTTTTGGATGTATAATACAATAGACCTCATCTGATGGAAAATTAGTATATGATTGAAATCCAACAATTCTTTCATGTACTTTACCACTCCATCCAATTTGCTCTGGTTTGTTTTTGTAGATACGAGTCTGAACATCAGGGAAGTTTACCCATCCTTTCTCATTAACATTCCATCCCCATTTCTGAATATGTGCTTCAGTTAATCCTTCAACCGTATTGATTCTCGGAACTACTATTAGGTCTTTATCAGTATTCACTTCTAACAATTCTTCCAAATTGTAGATTAAATCATTTGATAGGTATTCATCCGCATCTAATTGAAAAATCCACTCACCTTTGCAATGTGAATTTAAAAAGTTTTTCCATTGTGCGAAATCATTATCAAATTCAGATTCAATTAAAGTGATATAATTTGCATTAGCTTGTAATTCTAAATACTCAATCATTTCCGTAGAAGATTTTGGAGTATCTAAAAGAACTACTATTTCAGAATTTTCACCTTTATAGTTTATCAATTGAGTAACTAATCGTATAATTTCTTCATGCTCATTACAAGCGGTTATTGCGTAACTTAATTTCATTTTAATCTTCGTTATGAGATTTGATAATTTCATCTTCACCACCTGTTGTATATGGTGGATTGTATGTATAATTAATTGAACTACCTGATGGATACCCATAAGCAGTTGATGTTACATAGTGTGGATGTTGCCAAGTAGGAAACGATTGTGTATTTGGTGCAGTATTTGGAGTATGGATTGGAAAAGTTAGTGTTGGTTCATCATTAACCTTTGCCAACACATCTTTTAATGCATCCCATTGTTTGGGTGATATATTGTATTCATGTACTCCTTGAGTAAATCCCTGTAACCAAAGGACGAATTCTTTTGATGTCATTATTATTTATTTAAATATTTTAATATATCATTTGCCAATTCCTTATAACCTACTTCACCATAATGCCCATCTCTAACTACATTAGCAGTTTCTTTACTCATATCGGTATAGTTTACAACCGGAAATGATAACTTCAAATTTTGTTTACCACCTATATTTTCATTACACCAACTCCAATGGATAACTTTTACATCTTTTAAGTTTGCCCAATCATTTATAAATGTAATCCATTGATTAACTTCTTGCTCATAGAAATGTTGTAAATCACACCTATTATAAATCAATTGCTCCGCTACTTCCTTTGTTATATATGTTCCATCTACACACTCATATTCAGGAAGATTCGATAACCCTACAGACCAGATTGTTTTCCATCCGTGTTTAGATGCTACTCTGTATCTAGCTATAACTGTCCATCCAAAAATTAGGATATCACCTGATTGAATGTTTTGTAATTCTGAAAGGAATTTGTGAAATATTCCACAATTGGAACTTCCACTAACTCCCATATTTTTTACACTAAACCCGTATTCTTCTGCTACAAATGTAGCAGTATCCTTTGCATCTCTACCCAACCATTGTTTGTAAGGACTGGGGTCATTAGAGGTGCCATTTATAGGTGCTGTCATTGAATCACCGAAAGACCATACTCTGTTCATTCTTCGTTATTTTGTTCTTTAATAGTTTTTATTGATTTTTTTACATTAGGAGTCAATTCTTCAATATCCATTTCCAATTCAGTTATTCTACCAAACCCACTTATTTTATAAGTTCTATATGCTTCATTTGTTATTATAGGTACTTTAGAAACTACGGATGAATAAAACTTCTTTGCTCCACCCTTCATTTCTAATTTATCTTCATCTTCATTTACAAATTTACCAAAAAATCTTTTTATTAAAGTGGGATTTATATTTGATACTTTAATTGCGTGTACCACACCTTTTGCTCTAGAAACAAACAAAGTGTATATTATAGGCCCATCTCCTATTGTGTATGATTGTTTAGTACCATCTACATATTCGTATTGCATTATCATATAGAATTTTCCACGCTTCATTCTTTCAGGTGATATTGATTTATCACCTTTATCTATATATTTGCGATATATACGATTATATGCTGACACTACTTATTTAACATTTTTAGTTTAGGTAATTGAAGTTGCTGGAACTTTGGTTGTATCTTATTATAAATACCATATTGATTCAAAATTCCATCAAACAATTTAGTCATTTTTTCCAATCCAAAGTTTTGTTTGTTTTGTTTACCCAATTGTATAGATGCCTTTTTGTATTTTTCATAGTTCTTATAAACATCTTTTATGGATGATAGTGCCTTTGAAATATTTACATTAAACCATTGTGATTCTTTTAATAAGAATTGGTCTGCAGCTGATTCATGTACCTGCTTTAATTCACCTTCTAATAAAACAGCTCCTTGCTTTAAGAAATCCAAATGTCCACTCCAATTGGAAACAATTACAGGCTTACCTGTTAAACTGAATTCCAATAGGGGTCTACCAAATCCTTCACCTTTTGTAAAGTTTAACATTGCTTTTACTTTTGGATGTTCGTATAATCCGTTCATTTCAACAGGTGTTAAATCACCATGCAACAAATAAATTGGAACTGATTTATAATCATTACCCAATACTTCTCTAATTTTTTTAATAGTGGTTTCTCTATCCATTACAGAGAACCCTGCTGAAGATGTTTTAAGAACTAATGCGGGTTTTACCTTTTCATTTTTGAATGCCATTGCGAATGTTTTTATCATCATTCCCACATTCTTTCTATCTTCTCCCAAATCACCTCTTAACCAATGACCTACGAATAGGAATGCAAACTCTTCTTTGATTTGGTCTAATTCCGAAACAATAGCAACCTCATCTGTTCCAAACATTGTTTCATCAAATCCTTCAAATAGAATTTCAACAGGTTTTTGAATTCTATGTTGTGCAATTAATTGTCCGCTTTGTTTATCTTGTTCATTATATACCGTATCTACTAAACTTTTCTTTGAATGTTCTGATGGAACTATAATCAAATCCATTCTATTACATCCATGAATCCAATCTAATGCACAATGTGTTGTTTCAATTGCCGCAGTAATTCCAATATTATAAAATCCTAATGGTTGAAATTCATTTGGGACTGTAACTTGAATATAAATGTCAGGTTTTTCTGTAATTTGTGGGATGATATTATCTACAGCCCATTTGTGAAATTGATTATCATAATTAAGAGCATCCATTGGGGTATTCCCCCAACGAGTGCTAATAATTTTAATATCAAATTTATCTAATTTATATAGAGAATGTAATAAATCTCTCGCGTGGTCACCATATCCACTTCTTGTTGCAATCGGTGCCTGAAATACTAATGTTGGTTTCATATTATAACTCTATTAACTTAAATTTTTTCTTTGGTGTCCAATTTTCAAATGCACCTTCCATGCCATCTACTAATGTTTTACACATTGCTTCTCTGCTCAACAAACCATCTCCCAACATCCACTTTCTACCTTTCAATGCTGCTGCATCTCTATCTTCTTTTGGAGTTAAATACCATTCCATAATCAATGGTGATATATCTTCAAAATCAACTCTATCATCAAAGATGTAAGGAGTAGGAACTGAACCCGTTGTTGAACGAACTGGCCAAATTGGTTTAACCCAATCTCCCCAAACTACACCTGCTTTTTTGTGTCTATCATGCAATGAACCAATCTGTACATAATCTTCTGCGGTTAGTAGTTTACCAGTTGTAATATCTCTAAATCCACATTGGTCTTGCAATCCACCCGTTACCGTTACAATGATTGGAGTTCCAGCCATTACTGATTCAGCCGTTGCCAATCCAAATCCTTCATTAGATGCCACATTAATTGTTACATCTCCTAAATTATAAAGATAGTTCAATTGCTCTTCTGAATATCTGTTTGGTGCAAATACTACATTTGTTTCAGGTGAACAACACTCTGCTATAGTTCTTGGTAAATCAGTACCATGTTCTTCTACGGGTTGAGTATGCATTAATAAACATACTTTACTTCTATGTTCTGGTGATAATGCCTCCACAAACTTATCGAATGCAAGAATTACATCAATTGGTTGTTTTCTACGAATGTTTCTATTATTCCAATACAAAACAAAATCGTATTCTTTTTCACCAAAGATTTCCTTTTTAAATTCAGCAGGTACTTCAACTGGCTTATATAAATCGGAATTAATGCCGTGAGGTACATAACTTACTTGCCAATCAGCAGGTTTAGTCCAATGTTTTTCTTTATCCCATCCCCACACTCTACGGGTAATACCATAAGTTTGTTTTGAAATACAACCAATCCAATCACAACTTTCGTAGTAATCTCTATTGTATTTAGGGTCTGGTAAATCATCCCAAATGTGATAAAAGAAAAGGGGTACTGATTGACGAATTTCGTGCTCCATCTCATATAACCAAATCCAGTAACGAGGGTCAGTAAAGTGGAGAATTGCATCAGGTTTTTCAACCATCAACAATTGACGAATAATACCTGGATTACCATATCCATCTGATGGGTAAATTTTTACACTAGCATCAGCAACACCAGTTTGCTCTCTAACGCTATCATTTAAATCTAAAATCTTACCTGCTTCTGGGTGTTTGATTGCTGCTCCTAATTGAACCCAATCATATTTATCAACGGTTCCCATAACCAATTGTTTGGAAACATTAGCGATACCACTCGCCATTCGTAAATCGTCTGATAATAATAAAATCTTCTTTTTTGCCATAACTTATTTTTATAAATAATTATTGTTTTTTATATTTTTCCGTCACAAATTCCTCTTTGTTTAAACTCACACCAATCACATAATTTTGATGGATGTTTGGGGTATTTTGAATCTACATTATATTCCCCATTCTGGTCAAACACACTATTAACGAATTCAGTAAATCCTTTCCATGATTTGGTCATAGAAGGTTTACCACTTGCAGGTACGTGTCTACTGATACGAGGGATGTTATAATCTGTATTTTCAGATACCTTACGCTTTAGAATTATGAATTCCACATCAATTACATCTTCGGATATATTTAGTAATTCTGCGTAAAATTTTTTGTATAAAAGTAATTGTGTGCTTTTAATCGAGTCTGCTTTTTGGTTTTTAGTCCATCCTCTAGTTGAGGTTTTGAAATCAGTAATACGATATCTACCTGTTGATTTACTTCTAACGATGAAATCAATAAATCCCATAAAATTGACATTTTCTGAAATCTTTGTATTGATTACCTGCTCAATTGCAATTAACTCGTCATCTTTTAGTGAGAAAAAATTATTGAAATTTTTAGATTTCTGAAAGTAATCTAAAATAAGATACCCATCTTCTAAAAACTCAACTAACTCCTCTTTGGAACATATTGGGTTCTGTCCTTCGTTTGATTCTTTTAAAAAGGATTCTCGCATTTTTTCTTTGAGAAACTCTTTTGTATTCATATTCTTATCTGCTTGCGATTTGGAAATACGCAAACATCTACTTAAATATTCTTGCAAAGTCTCATGCATTGCGGAACCAAAAACGGTGTGTATATTGGATGATGATTCTCTCAAACCATCTATATACGCCAGTTTGTATTGATGTGGGCATGCAGACCACATACTATATTGGGAAAATGAAACTTTAGCCATAGTGTGTTATTTAAATACAATATACACAATTTATTCCTATTTTCCTAGCATTAAATCTTTAATTTTAATTTGGTTATTAACTTTTTGTCAGTACCATATTTTTCGCACATATATTTTATATTTTCTCTACCTTCTCTGGTTGCATATAAAACTTCAATGTAATCAATTGATTGTCTTTCGGAACAATCGTAATCTTTTTTAATTAAATCAACTAAAAATGATTCGTATTTTTCTTCTCCTTTTCCTTTGATGTATTTAAGATAATATTTACCTTTAGGTATAATACTGATATACAACTTATACATTTCTCTAGGTTCTAATGTTTGAGTCAGAGGTAATATAGTTGCAATCAATTCTACCCATTCAGGTTTCATCGAAAGGAATCTATTAATCATAAAGTTACTCCATGTCTTAATATCTTCCTCCGATAATTTATCAAAGTAGTTTGGGTCTTGCTCCGATGTAATTGCAGCAATGTGGTCAAATAACTTTTTTCCTGCCATTATTATACTATTGATGATGGTGTGTCTCTCAATTCCAAAGGTAATAATTCCTGCAATGCTTTTCCACATTGAGTACATAAATACATTTCAATTGGAATGATTGAATCTTGAGCATTACCAGTCATTATTTTACTTAATTTTTTAAATCTATATCCTGGCATAAATGTTTTATTTCCACATTCACACACCATATCTCTCGCATCATTTAAACTGATACCATTTGGTAATCCTTGTTCCATTATTTTATAATATTTAAAATTTGAATAATTGTACTCATAAACACTATTTCTTTATCTACTACTAATGCATCTTTGGATAATCCTTCTGCGATTGTCAAAATTACATTTGCCGTATTACCTGCCGCGTATTCATCTACTCTACTATACAACATAGAATACATTTCAGAATAATCATTTAAACGATTGTCCGCAACTGCTTGTCTGATGTTCATAAACATATTTCGTTTATCATCATTTGCTTTTAACAAATCTACGAGTTTGGTTTGAAAATTAGATTCCACCATAATTTGATGGTCTACTTTCAATTCTCCTTTTGCAGATTGTAATTGACAAGTATTTAAGATTCTACGAATATCAGGGTAATATGAACTAATGATATCGGCAACATTTTTAACATCGTATTTAATTTTTTCCGCATCTAAAATTCTAGTAACCTGAATTGCAACATCTTTCTTTGTAGGAGGTGTGATTGCAAATGTTTGACATCTACTTTTAATTGGGTCAATAATCTTTTCGTGATAATTACACGTTAAGATAAATCTACAATGTTTAGAGAATGTCTCCATTAGATTACGCAAGATTGCCTGTGCGTTTGGAGTCATATAATCAAACTCATCCAAAATGATAATCTTAAATCCTGCAAATCCCATTGAGGATGCAAAGTTCTTAACCTTGTTACGAACGGTATCCACATTGTTCTCATCCGATGCGTTAATAATCATACTATCACATTTGATTGTATTTACAATAAGTTTTGCAAGTGTGGTTTTACCCGTCCCTGCTTTACCATGTAATAGCAAATGTGGAATATCGTTATTATCCAAATATTGTTGAATGGTTTCCTTTACGGTTTCATTACCAACATATTCGGAAAGTGTTTGTGGGCGGTATTTTTCCACCCACAAACTATGTTCTCTCTTACTAATATCGTTTTCAAAAAAGCTCATAATTAATTAGTTATTTTTTTTTAGATTTTTCTCTCTCTAATTTTGATTCTTCTGAAATTGGTCTTGGGAAGATTGTGAATTCCATCCCATTTTGTTGAAAATTTAATCCCTGTCCTTCTATTGGTTGAATGCTTAATGTTAGTGGTGATGGTTCAGAATTTTCATCTCCCCATGCAAATACAATAGGTTCATTATTAAAAAATTGAAAACACCATTCTACATCTGCGATTGGATGTGGTTCTGTAATATTAACACTACCTTGTGATTGCAATTCCTCATTTGGAAATAGTTCTAATTGTTTTTTCATTTTATTTATAATTTATTTTTAATAATATAATTTATTTTTTTTACATTTCAAAATTATTTTCAAAATATGTTAATAATTTTTTAGCATATAATTCATTTTGAATTGAATTTGCGTATTTGTTATTATCTATGAAACACGGGTATTCTCCATCAAATCTATTTTCATCCATATATTTAGTTTTAACAAATGTTCCATTCCAAATAAATGGTATCTGTTTATTTTTTAAATAATTTGATATTAATAAATGATTTTTATACCAATTAATGTAATCTTCTTCATTTGACGTGGATGATATTATATTAGACCATAATTTTCTACCATCCAAATCTTCGTTTAAGTACCCCCAAGGAATTGGATGATACGGTTCTAAATTACCTGCGTCTGTATATATTTCTCGTTTCGTTGGATATGTATACATAATTAATACGATAGCCGGATTCAAATACTCTGTCCATGTTAGGACACTTCTAGCTATGTAATCATTACTTCCACCACTTATCCCTAAATTAAAATCTACTCCATTTGGAAGCATTCTAGTTAAATGATGTGACCATGTTTCTCTATCATTTACATCGATTCCTTCGGTGTGGCCGCACCCCACACTCATAATTTTTAATCCTTTTTTTTTTACAGAATCACCTCTAAACCCCAACTCATTAAAAGTATAATAGCAGTTACCAGGATCGGTTGCATTTCCTAATATTTCTTTATTAATTCGTTCTTTTAATCGCCATTTATATGTAGCAAAATCGAACTCATCAGTATTCCAAAATTTTAAACTTTCCATAATTAAAATGTAAAAAACTTTTTTGCAGTTTGTGTTTCAGTTGATGCTTTTTCCCATTTCAATGCTTTGTAAAAATCATCTAATTTATTCTCTAACTCTGCTTTGAAAATCATATCTCTATCTACATATTGCTCTACAAAGTCCATAATTTCTTTTGGGTCATTGTAATCTTTAAATGCAACTGTATCTAATCCTAATGGGTTTTGTCTTAAATACACCCACTTAACCTTATCACCATCTCTAATTGGTTCATGCTTAAACGGACAATCAAAGAATTTCAATAATCGGTTATACGAAATCCCAGCTTTAACGTGAGCAGGTGTTCCCTTTTCAAAGTTAGCAATTGCCAAACCACTATCCTTTCTCCACTTCCCGTTATCGTATTTACTCAATTCCTTAATAGCTCCACCTTTTGCTATTTTGTTTACAGGTAGATTAATCATACTAGCTTTAAATGCTAATAACTTTGTATCAACGTATTCATTATCTTTACCCATAAGAATATCTTTCAACATACCTGACATATATTCCTGAAACGCTTTTGGGAAAGATGAACGAACTACATCCAAACCTTTTACATCCAACTTATCACATTTAATGCCGTTCTTCAATACCATCCATTGTGCGTATCGTTTCTTTGCTACCCAAAATCCTGCTTTGGAGATATATTCCTTTTTGATTTCAAATCTGTGTTTATCTTTTGGAATACAAAAGAATCTTTCAGCTAATAAATCATAAAATGAATTTAAGAATGTTTGTGTTTCTTCAGCAATTATATTAACTTCACTTGCCATTCGTTGCTCATCAAACTCTTTGTATTCTGGATATCTATGTTTTACCAAAGGTTCTGCCATCATATAAATTGAATCCGTATCGATGTATACGTTGTAATCTTCTTTCGTACCCAACTCCTTATTATACTTGATATTTGCCATTTCAGCAGTTTTCTTAATCACAGTCTGACCTGTTATTGTAACTGCTTCTGCATTATCAATATCATAGAAACGAAATGCGGGTAATCCTAACACCCCATACATTGAGTTCAAAAGAATCTTTTGTACTAATTGACGTTTGGCATAGAATTCATATTTTTCAGTATCACCTGCTTCACCATATTGTTTTTCTAATTTACGGAATTCAACCCTTTGTTTGAACCATGTATCCAAAATATCTGCAATCAATCCTGGTTTATCTTGATTATACAATACACCATTTGCTGCTACCCCTAAATTACTATCTTTAATAACTTCGGTTAATTCTTGCTTTGTATATTCGTATTTATCTCCTCCAGAACCTACAATTGTATAACTAGCATCTCCACCTCTAACCCAATGCTCTGCATCCCAATTCTGAATTTTACCAATCTTCGTTTCAGGTGAGATATTCAGAGTCATAATGATTGATGGATATAGTGATGTTAAATCCAAATCATAAATCCAATCATACTTACCAACAATAGGTTCTTTTACATAAGCTCCGATAAATTTCTCTTCGTTGTTATCACGAAGTGCTTGCATCTTTTCTTTCCTATCCTTTGGTTTATTTGGTGCAACCAACCCTTTAGTTTTAAGATATGCTAAACATGCTCCTTCTAAATACTTTGATGAGAACATATAATCTTCATACGGAACGAATCCCGCGTGGCAGATTGCTCTACATAACTCAATGAATTGAAGTTTCTCATCCATTGATACAACCAAGTCCACATCGACAATGTTATATTCAATAAATTTCTCCAAATCGTTTTCAAACAAATCATCCAAACTTCCTTCATACTCAATCTTACCTCTACCCAATTCTTTGGTAGCAATGTGATTTAGAGTATAGGATGATTCTAATCCATAGTTATAGTTCTTATATAGATTGATATAATCCAAAATAGATACACCCGCAAAACTCCACTTCTGTCTGTAAGGTGAATAAAAGGTTTGTCCAATTGGAGATAATCGTTTTGCATGTCCTTCCCCACATACGTTCTTAATACGATTGTAAAGATACGGAATATCAAAAAAGTCAATGTTCCAACCTGTTAGGATTGTTGGATTAACTTCTTCATAATAATTAAGAAATGCAATTAGAAGATTTTTCTCATTATCAAAAATATGCAGTTTGACATCTCTACCATCTTTACTGAATTGTTTTGCATTGTTTTTAACTTTTCTTGCTTTATCTAATACAAATACATCGTACAATTTAGTAACACCATCATGTGATGCTATTGCAGTAATTTCATTTTGTGCAAATTGAGTGTTAGGTAATCCACTAACCATTTCAACTTCTATATCAAAAGTCATTGTTCTGTTTCCTTTTGATGGAATGTCGGAATCGTATATATCAACTAATACTCTAGTGGTTTCGGGTACATCTGATTCAAATAAATCTTCAGCTTCATCCTTTTCCCACTTTGAAATACGAGTTAATCTATCACCATGCATTGATGTATGTTGTCCATACGGGTCTTTCTTATATGCATACTTTCGGTATGGAAATGTTTGATAACCATTTTTATCATCCCATAGGTGGATAAGATTTTGTGCTCTTTCGTAAAATATGTTTTGATACATTTGTTATTTTTAAGGTTTGTAGAAAATAAAGATTGGTTCATATTTGTAAACCATATCACCTATCTTCATACTATTTTTCACTCCACTCAAATCAACACCCGTCATCGGACTCATTGTCATTTTAATCTTACCCTTATATTCACAACCCAACTCTGTAAGAATATCAATTGAATCCTGCTCCAATGGGAAAAACTTATCCTTACCCACTTTAATATCCGCAATATTCCAAAGAATGTATCTATCATTACGAAGATATTCAAATGCAGTTGTTAGTGTAGGTCTTAAAAATCCATCTCTCCAACTATCGTAGTTATTGAATTTCTTAAATGATTGTGTTTCATCATTTGAGTATCTTTCTCTATCAAAGTATGGTGGAGATGTAAATGCAAAATCTAACTTACCCTTATACTTTTGAAAATTACCATCTAAATGAATTATCTCCGAACCTGTTGTAAAGATTTCATAAGTATTTTGATGTCCCCAAAAAGGATTACTTGCACCTGGAATCTTGTTGTTAAAGAATTCTGCTAAATACTCATATCTCGTCTTACCAATTTCAGGTATTTGATTTTCAGTATTAGGGTCATTACCAATATAGTGAATGTTTCTATCATCTACTGATAATGCTCCTAAAATTCTACCACCCCAACCTGCCGATGGGTCATAAATGTTTATAACCTTTTGGTCTTTGATATGTTCTGTAAATCTCTGATACAGATACTTTGCAGTTAATGGTGGAAAGTTTACTACTGCCTGTGTTCCCATACCAATACGGAATGCCGCAGTTGCTTCTGGGAAGATAGTTTGACCAAACGGATATGTTTTAATCTGAATTGGTTGTTTTGGAATATCAATTAGATTATCAATATTCTCACCCCAATCCGCAGTTTTAAGTGATGAAATATTCTCATACTTCAATATCCCTG